TATGGACATAGCCTTGATTCTTTAGGTACATACCTTGCTTTTGGTTTTTATCAGCCAAATCAAATATTTACTGGCCAACCAGTAAGAGAGGAGGTTGCTTACACCTTATCTAATCAATCAAGTTGTTTTGGGTTTCCTAGTTCTTCAGATACTCTTGTAAAAAAAACGTCTCTTGCTATTCTTGGCACGACCTTTTATAATCCGGCTATTCAGTATGAAGAAGTATCTAAAGAACCTCCAGGTATTCTCTTAGATAGCGACGTTAATCCTTTACCAAACTCAAATTATGCAGCTCTACAGATGGCGCCGTGTAGAACTCCGGCCTATACTTTTATTTCTATTGGAAAATTTTCAGGGTGGGCACAAAAAATATCAGGTCCTCTCTCCGGCATTGCTCAGGCACAAATTGGAATAAACGGTGATGGTGGCGGTGGTCTTGAATCACAGTTTCAATTCAACCAAAATACTACTGAGCCGCAATTTTTTGAGCTGGAACGAAGCCGTACAAACCCCCTCAGTAATGGATTTACAGGATATATACTTCTTAATGGACAATGGCGGTTTTGGGGTCTAGAATTTGAAGTTTCATCGGTTGTTAGCGGCGTTTGTTCTAATGAAGGATACACCCCTAATGAAATTGCTTTAAATTGGGGGCCTGCGCCTCCTGTTACTCTTGCCGGGATAAATGGTAATTCTCAAGCAACCGATTTAGATCAACTCACCGAGCCGTACCCAGACGGATGGACTAAAAGTTCTTTTGGTACTGGAAATCAAATTCATCACGCGATTGCCCCTTTTAGTGTTCCGTCAGATGGCCCGGCAAGAGCTAATATGTCTCTTTTTCTTCGCCAAGGAAATCAAGCTTATTTGAGCGTTTATATACTTAAAGATACATCTACTGCTACATTAAATGATATGGTAAACAATCCGTCAGTGCACGCAATACTTAGTATTGGAAGTAATTTTAACTCTATTGAGGGATTTAATACAGCAACGGCGGATCTTTCGGATTACTTAGGGGAAACGCTCTATGTTTATTTTAGAGTTCTTAAGCTTACAAACAGCAATACTCCGGCGGTAGGAATCAACGTCTCAGATTTTTCTTTTTCGATTGATACGTGCGCACCAACGCCACAAAAAGATCAAAGACTTTTTTGGGATGTCATAGGAGAACGAGTTTACGAAAACGGAGTTGATCGTGGCGTTTTATATTTACCAGATGGGCGCGCAGTAGTTTGGAACGGTCTATTGTCGGTTGAAGAAGATTCTGGCTCCTCAACCCAGGGCGTGTTTTATGACGGTGTAAAAATTTCTGAGATTGTTAACATGGGCGATTACTCGGCAAAGCTTTCCGCCATAACATATCCAGACGAGTTAGACGATCTTCAAGGGGTTGCTCAGCTTGTTGAAGACGTTTACCTAACTGATCAGCCTCTTAAAACTTTTGGGTTGTCCTACAGGACTAGAATTTTGGACGATATTTCACAAGAACCGATTGGTTACAAAATTCATAGTGTTTATAACGTTATAGCTGTTCCAACTGATATTGGATACGAAACTCTGAGCGATGATCCGTCAGCAATGGAGTTCCAATGGGATTTAGTTGCGTTGTCGGGCTTCATTGATGGTTTTAGACCAACGGCAAAATTTGTCGTTGACACGACAAAGATAAACCCAGATTTACTTATAGAACTTGAAAAGCTTCTTTATGGAACATCAACTGTTCAGCCAGCATTACCGACGATGCAAGAGCTTCTAGAATACATCAGGACCTGGTACACAATTCAAATAATTGATAATGGTGACGGAACCTGGACAGCAACATCAGATAATGATGGATACATATTTGTCGACGTTCCTCAAGAAGATCAGTTTATGATTGTTGATGTAAATGCCACATTTCTTGATGACGAAACCTATATTATTTCTGATACATAAAAGGAGCCATCATGCCGAGCTTAACTTTAAATGGAACTGAGGAAGCGCAAGGAGCATATTTTGATTTCCTTGGCGAAGAAATAGAAACCGGATTTGTTGAAGTTGAACTTGACCCAATAGATAGGACAGGAAACAACCCAGTTCTTTCTGGGACAATTACTTTTATAGATGGTCTAGATTCTTTTTGGTATTGTGGACTTGGATCTATTAACGACAACTTTACTATTGGAGAAGAGACTACTTGTTATAACGACGGCATTTTTACAACAGGAACGTCACCTTCTAATATTGATCATGTCACTTTTACTCCAATTGGCGCTGCCCCGACATTTACTTCGTTTCCAAACTCAAGTTCAACTTCATTCTTTTTCCCAGATTTACCAGTTCCACCGTTAGGCTCGTATTCATTTACTGTAGAATTTGTAAGTGAAGTTAATTGTGACCTGTTATTTTTTGCAATAATTTTGAATGACCCATTGGCTCCTACTGGCTCAGACTCTTTTGTTGGTAATCTATACCTCGACAACACTAACTACATAGCTTGGGTGTTAACCGAGGGTGAAGTCATTCCGCCATGCGTTGAAGGCCCATACCCAGCAGGCGTTGGGACTATAGAGCCAGATAACACAACGTTTGCTCTTGGCACGAATTCAGCACCTGGATCTGGGGCTCTTGGAAACATCTCAGCAGCATGGACTACAGGTTGGCTAGAAAACGGGTCGCTTAACGATTCAACTGGAGGACGTTACGCGGCAGTGCCTCTGTCATTTCCTGTTAATGCTGCGGAAATTGAGCTTACGGCCAGTGTTAGGATCAGTCGCAGTGGGGTAAATCTTGGAAACCAGTTCACTACTCAGGATTACGCCGTATTTACAAGCCTTTCTAAATCTGACCCGTTCAACACGTTTGATGTCTTACAGCTCATGGACGGCGACGAAGCCGGTCCAAAAACTCTTTCCTTCACGCGGACTCTTAGTGGTGACGATCTTGATATAACAGATTGGCAAATACTAATCGGGCTCCCAACTGGTCAAATAGAAAACGTCGGCCAAAGATCATGGGCGGTTGATCAACTATCTGTCACCATTGACGTTAGTTGCTCTTCTGAACCACCTCCTCCGCCTCCTCCGCCGCCTGCGCCAGAGCCCACTGCTCTTGTTTGGGATGGTGTTGGTGATCGAGAATACCAGAACGGTTTAGATCGTGGTGTTTTATATTTACCGGATGGGCGAGTTGTTCCATGGAACGGTCTTGTCTCTGTCAAAGAGAACCCGAATGTTTCGGTAGAACCGGTTCGCTATGATGGAGCTAAAATATCTCAGGTAGTCACTATGGGTAACTACAACGCATCTCTCACAGCAATAACGTATCCTGATGAACTCAACGACCTTCAGGGCCTTCCTCAAATGACCCCCGGGTTTTCTATTACTGAGCAGCCGCCTAAGCCGTTTGGTTTGTCTTACAGGACACGGATTTTAAATGATCTTACTGGAGAACCGGTCGGTTATAAAATTCATATTGTTTATAATGTTGTTGCTACGCCATCAAGTGTCGGGTATGAAACTCTCAGCGATACGGCGTCTGCCACAGAGTTCCAGTGGGATTTGACCGCTTTACCAGCATTTATTGATGGCTACCGGCCCGCGGCAAAGTTGATCATAGGAACAATAAACATAAACCCGCTTCTGTTGGTTCAGATTGAACGAATCTTATATGGAACCCCAACTATAAAACCATCGCTTCCGGCGATGAGAGACCTAATCGCTTACATCAAAACCTGGTTCTCGTTCCAGATTATTGACAACGGAGATGGTACTTGGACGGCGACAACAGAAGATCCTAATTATATTTACTTAAATACGCCAGGAATTGACCAGTTTACTCTGGCAAATGTTAATGCCACATATCTTGACGGCGAAACTTATACTATTTCTGACACTTAACAGGAGGGCTTATGCCTACAGTAACTGGTTATACCGCAGCGCGAATGAAAGAAATTGAAGATCAGGCGATTGTAGATGCTCGGTTGACTTCATACAATCTGGTTTTGGTTCGGCACAACCTTGAAGAGATCAACGTCGGTAATATTCGAGGCGAGCAAGGTCCACGCGGACTACCTGGTGTAGACGCCGTAAACGAGCTTATTTGGAAAACCGGGGCTCAGTTAGTTGGCACCGCGGCTACTGGAGGCGGGGACGCTCAACCTCTTCGTCTGGTCGCTTCATCAACCGTCGTGACTACAAACACCGCTGGAGATGCAACTATCACGTTTCCTCAGGCTTTTAGTGGTGGTCTCAGCTCGGTCGTAGCTCAGGTGGCTAATAACACATCATTACCTGTAGATGTTTCATACACGCACGTGGATGGAGCCGACTATCCTAATAGTACAACGGGGATTGGCAACGTCAATTTGGTCGCGTATGATTTTCAATTGAATAACTTTAAGGTTCGGACGTATATTAGTGGTGGGCGAGATCAAGTCAGTTTTGGTCAGCCATATCAAGATGCTGCCCTTGGTGGTTGTAATGTTCGGATTAACTACATGGCATTTGGCTGGTAACCATATCGTTTAGAAAGGTCTCCTCGTGGCAATTTCATTTTCATCGTCAGGTGACTTCAAACAAACAGAAACATTTCTGTTGAAAATGTCACGAGGAGACCTATTTAGTAGGCTCGATCGATATGGTAAGATTGGAGTAGACGCTCTATCCAAAGCCACGCCAAGAGATAGTGGAAAAACCGCGGACTCTTGGGGATATCGAATTATAAAAAGTCGAATTAATCCTGGAATAGAGTGGTATAATGATAATGTTGAAGATGGAGTAAACGTTGCTATATTAATTCAGTACGGTCACGGAACTGGTACTGGTGGTTACGTGCAAGGAAAAGATTATATCAATCCTGCAATTAAACCTATATTTGATAAGCTTTCACAAGACATCTGGGAAGAGGTGAAATCATGAGTGTTGATAACCGAATAGTTAAGATGACGTTTGACAACGCATCTTTCCAGAAGAAGACGGCAGAGACTATGTCGTCATTAGAAAAGCTTAAAAACAGCCTTAATTTCAATAAAGGTATCGATGGCGTAAAGAATTTAACTTCGGCCATCAGCAAAATTGATCTTAGGCCGGTATCCACCTCAATTGACAAAGTCAACCAGGGGGTGGTCGCGTCTACTGCAATAGCCACGGCGGCAATCTTTAACCTTACAAACCGAGTGGTTAACGCTGGTTTGCAGATGGCTAATGCTTTGACTATTAAACCTGTTGTGGCTGGTTTCCAGGAATACGAAACCAACATGAATTCGATTCAGACTATTCTTGCCAACACGGCAAGTAAAGGTACCAGTCTTGAGCAAGTAAATGGCGCACTTGATCAGATGAACGAGTACTCCGACAAGACCATTTATAACTTCGGTCAGATGGCTAGAAACGTTGGTACCTTCACGGCTGCTGGCGTTGATCTAGAAACCTCAGTTAATTCAATTAAAGGTATTGCCAACCTTGCCGCGGTTTCTGGGTCAAGTTCTGAACAGGCTTCTACAGCCATGTATCAGCTCTCTCAGGCTATTGCTGCGGGCAGCGTTAAGCTCATGGACTGGAACTCAGTTGTCAACGCCGGAATGGGTGGCGAGGTATTCAAAAATGCTCTGGTCCAGACAGGACAAGCACTAGGAACTATCGCCAAACAACCGGTTGGGCAGTCGTTCAAAGAGTGGGAAGCTGCCAATGGCTCGTTTAGAGAGAGTCTTCAAGACGGCTGGGTTACGGCTGAAGTTCTGACAACCACTCTTGGCGCTATATCTGGGGATCTCGACGCCATTGAACTTTCAAAGATGGGGTTTACTGACGATCAAGTTGTTGACATGATCGCGCTTGGTAAAAATGCCGTTGCAGCCGCTACCGAGGTCAAAACGCTTACACAGTTGGCATCGACGGTAAACGAGTCAATCGCTTCCGGTTGGTCTCAAACCTTCCGTCTGATTGTTGGCGACTTCAAAGAAGCAAAAACTTTGTTTACTGGTTTAAATGATTTCTTTGGGACTTTTATTGGCGGGGCAGCAGACGCTCGAAATAAACTTCTTACTGAGTGGAAGTTTATTGGTGGCCGGGATGTCCTTCTAATAGGGTTTATCCAAGCTTTGGCTGCACTTAAAGCAGCGCTGTCACCCATAGCAAAAGCGTTCAGAGAAGTCTTTCCTCGGACAACAGCCCTTGATTTAGCTCAGTTGACTCACAATTTCTCTAATTTCACAAGGAATTTGATCATATCAGAATCCACAGCAAAGACTGTAAAACAAGTCTTTAAAGGGTTATTTTCAATATTCAAAATAGGAGTAGAAATCCTAAAAGGGCTGTTCAGTGTTGCATCGACTCTAGTCAAAGTGTTCTTTAGTTTGGTCGGCGCTTTTGCTGGGGCGGCTGGAACTTCTGGGGACTTCATCTCAAAGATCACAGACATACTTGTTGGCGGCGGATTGATAGCCAAAGTGTTTGGGTTTGTCAATTCGGTGCTTTTAAAGTTGGGCGATGGAATTCTTTGGATCAGAGATCGATTAAGTGATCTTACTCAGTTCTTCACCGGTGGAGTCGTCGGCGAAAAATTTGGGCAGGTCTTTGAGCAACTCGGTGGAGTTTTCGATGTACTTAGACAGTCTCTTGGTGGAATTGTACAAGCGCTAAAACCTGCCGGTGCAGCGATTGGTAAATTCTTTAGCATCATTACCAGGGCTGGTGGCGCCGCAGGTGGCGCCGCGGGCGGTGGGATCATTACCGTCTTTAGTGGTATTGCCGACGCACTTCTTTCTTTCACCACGTCC